ATCTTCAAAATTACCTTCAATATTAACATTACGGGTTTCAATCCTTCTAGTATCAACCCAAACATCAGAGGATGGATTTAACTCCATGTCACCATTCCAGAAGACTACAGCAAAAGGCTGAACATTTTCTGTTCTAGATGCATATGAGTTTTGAATAGCAGCAAGTTCAGTATAATCAAGAGTGATTAAATCACCTGTTCTACGGCATCCACTTCCAATTAAATCATTTGCAAAAGCAAAATCTTGTGATGGATCTGCAGTTTGCCCAACACCAATAATTGAATTTGTTCCCAATAATAAATCAACAGCTGTTGTATAATGTGATGGACGGCACTCACCAAGATCTTGATCTATCGAAGCATTAAAATCTGGATCATTCTTACTTTGAGCAGTAGAATTCTTAAAGTTATCTACTAAGAATCCACACTTAAATCTATCTAATCCATCAGCATCCTTAATGGACATATTTTTAGTATCACTTTCAAGTAATGTTAAGGCAGTATGATACTCAAGATTCTTAACCCTATTATCAAGTCTACCAATATCTTTCATTTGATATCTCTTATACTGCTTCAGAAAAGACTTAACTTGCTGAGCTTCAAAAGTATAAGCAGGAACATATAGAGTTCCTACATCAAGAGCACCACTTATAGTTTCTGGAGGAGTTGGAGTCTCTGATGATTGTCCAGTCTGTATCTGGAAAGAACCATTAGTAGTTAAGAATATCCTATCAATCCTTGCAAGGTAATAACTAAATGTTATGTTTAGAGTCTCATCATCAGAAAGAATATTTGGAGGTGCTTGTCCTGTTCCTGTGAATGTTCTTGAATCAAATTCAAAAGGTGATTTAGTTGCACTAGATGGATCGTAAGTAGAAACTCTAGGACGTATATCAATATAATCAGTCAATCTTTCTCTTCCATCAGCATCAAGAAATGGAATATCGGTATCAAAACGATCTGCATTGTAACTATTAATACTAAAGATATCTCCTTCATCAGTTGAAGGAACAGTATAATAACGATATACAACCTTTAATCTACGTGTTGGTGCTGGTTCATTTCCTATTCTAACAATTCTAGCATAATCATAATAAGAATTACGTTGTCCATTATCAACTTCATACTTAGATGAAAGTAATCTATCACCTACAGTAAATGCAGTTACAGTTCCCTGTATACTAGAAGATTGGAAAGTTGCTATATCTCCAATATTGAATTTCGTATCATTAAGATATGAAATACCAATCTGTGTAGAATTTGTTATCTCAGCAACTATAGCAACAGCACCATCACTAGATATTATTTCTTCACCTACAGTTAAATCTGCAGTAGTTCCATTAGGACCTGACAAAGAAGATAATGTAATAGATGGCAGATCTGGATCTGTCATATCATTTGATTCATATATTCCTATAACTCTTTCAACGTCAGGTACATTTAAAGAAATCTCCTTATCTTCAACTCTAGTTCCATATAGATTACTATATGTTAATCCATTTTGCAGACTTTGATTTGTTGTACCAGAACCTACTAAATTAGATCTGGTAATAACTGTTGTTCCTGTAGTCCATCTTTTCTCTTTTGATGATGGATTTACTTTCTTAAGAGTTACACTAACTCTAGTTTGAGTGTCAGCACCTACTGAAAGATTAACAAAATTTAAAGTTTTACTAGCATTATTAATCTGTACTTGATCAGCAGTAAGAGGTTCATGAGAACCATCTCCATAAGAGACAACATATCTCTGTGGAGTAAATGGCATAAACGTAAAGTCTGCACCTATACTAAACTGAGAATCAGAAATTTCACTACCTGATACAGTTACATTTCTAAATTGCTTTTTAACAATAATATCTGAGTCAAGTATATTAATATCACTTATATTTGTTTTTGGTAATCTTGTAAGGAAACTATTATCATCCTTTAAACTACTATCAAGATAACGAATCTGTAAAGAATTGGTTACGACTTCATTAACACCAGGAAGTTGGCCATTGAATATACCAGAAACTGATGTAGCAGCTGCTACTGTTATATTTGAACCGTCTGCAGAAACAGCAGTAATTCTATTAAGAGAAGCATCACTAGTAGTTCCACCATACGAAACATAATCACCAGTTGTGACTATACCTGCAAAGTTATTACCAGGACTTGTTACTGTAGAAATTCCTTGATTTCCAGGTGTAATTGTAAATGTTGGATTATTACCAATAAACGTTTTATTTCTAGGTGTAGATGCATGAGTTAACTTAAAGTCAGCATTAAATGTTTGTCCTACTCCAGGATTTGAATAAACAGAGAATACATCATTTAATCCATAATCCCTAATTGTCTTAACGATAGGACCAACATCATTACCATTAACCTTAAATGACTCATCTTTAACAAAACTACCATTATTACCATAAAGAGTTAATTCTGTACCACCCGTCACAGCACTCACCAGGAACCCCTCAGCACCGCTAGAATCGCCCGTAATATGAGCAGGGAGGGAAATATTAATAGCAGTACTAATTCCTAAAGTTGTATATGTTTGAATATCAAATAAACGTAAATCCCATTCGTTTTCATCTTGATTAGATGATTTAAGATTTACTGATTCTGCAGTAAAATTATATACCTTTGCTTTACCAATTTCTGTACCAGCAGCAGTTGCACTAGTTACACCAATTCTCTGACTTCTCAAAGAAACATATGATGTTGTTCCTAATCCAACGTTAGGAGCACCAAATGCTCTATTAACAATAAACTGTGTACCAGTATTAAAATCTAAACCAATATCCTTTATTTCCTTAGTCTCTCTAGCTTTAGGAACATCAAGGTTAGTATTACTAATTGTTTGAATATCATATCCACGTACATATGCTTTACCTGGAGAGATTTGATATATCATCAAATCTGAAGATGGAGTATTTCCATCTTGAGTGGTTTGTCCTGGTAAATAAATTCCTTTATTTCCTTGCCTATCGTTTAAAGACTCTTTTACTTTAACATTAAATGGTTTTACATAATAATTACCAGATTCATCAAAAGTTCTTTTAGCTAATGCATCTCTGATGATAGAATGTTGAGAATCATCTTGGAAAAACTCTTTAGCACCCTCATTAAGACGCATGATTTCAACGAAATTCTCATCGTTGAGTTCATCAATTTCTTTCTTTGCTAAAACAGCAGATATTTTAAGCCTATCAGCACCAGGAGCAGCAAAGTTATTAAATCCCTTTGCATTATCGTATAGAGATTCATCTGCACCTGCAGTTATTATTTCTTCCCTTACACTTAATCCAACACGATATGATGGTGTATTAGTATACTGATCTAGAATTAGAGTCTGAGTTGGTACTCTTACAAAATTACCTCTAAGGAAATAAACACCCTCTGTAATCTGAGCAGCAGAACCTGTCGAAGTAGAACCAGCAGGAATAGTATTTGCAAATCCTTCATTTCCAGCAATTACAGTATTTGCATATGTAATTGAAGATAATGTTAAAAGAGTTTCTCCATCTTGGAATGTTTGTCCACTAAAAGATGTAGATGACTTTTCATATTGAAGATAGAAAGTTAAATTTCCATTATCAGAAACTTCTTCAGTTATATAATCAACAATCTTTGCAGTAACGCCAGAAACATCACCCTTAATTCTCTTACCTAACAGTTTATCTGCATAAAAAGATACAGGAATACCGAAATATCCTGCTTCAACTTGTACTGAATAATATTCAGATTGGTATGATAACTGTCCAGGTATTACTTTAGAACCTTCTCTAAAGATATGGTCTCCAAATTTTTCAACTTGATTTTGCAGTATGGACTGCAGAGTCGTTAATTCTCTTGCCTGAACTGGAAAACCAGGCTTGAATAGGACTTTATGGAAGTCATTAGCCGCATCAAAATCGTCAAAATATGGACTAACGTTTAGGTTCGTTTCCTGTGGCATTTTTTAGAACTCTACAATGATTTTGATGTCTTCTTTTTGATTAGTGGATCTCGTGATAGATGCCCTATTATCAACGTAAATAATCTCTCCAGAGTATTTTTTAACTTCTGGTGGCGCAACACCTAATGTAAAGGTTTGTCCAAGGTTATACGTCTTATTATTTATTACGGTGGTTATACCCGTAAATGAGGTATCAATACCCAGATCAACTGAACCGCCACTAACGGTTAAACTACCTCCAGTTGGAGGAGATGCAGTGAAATCATGTAATTCAAATCCATATTCTGGATTTGTTTTTGCAATACCTGCAGTGGTAAATCCAGAAAGAGCACTGGATTGCCAATATTTAAGAACTCTTGTAGTTGCATCCCAAGAAACAACTTGTCCCACAGCAGTAGAACCTACACCAACTGTTTGACGAACTCTAGCGTCAGCAGTAAATGTAGCAGCAGTTACACCAGCACCACTCAATCTCAAAGCATATACTGCACTTGCCTGTGTTGAACTTACAATTGTTGTTGAACCATTTTCTTCTGGGTTCTTAACAAGTCCTACTCTAGCAAATTGATTACCAGTAACAAAGTCTGGGTTAGAGTCATCATTCTCAATACGAGAATAAACTAGAACTCTAGTTGCTCCTAACTCACGGTATATATCAGCACCATGTCCTCCTTGAGGTGGAATAATGACATTAAAGGTTGCATCAACACTACCAGAGGTATTAGTAACACCACCAGTTTCCAAATCAACAGTACCATAAGTATACCCATCACCACCTTGCGTAACACTAACAGCAGATATCTGTCCAGAAGCATTAACTGTTACAGAACACTTAGCATTGTTTCCGTTTCCATTAATAGGAACATTGGTGTAAGTAGCAGCATTACCATAACCAGCACCTCTATTAGTAATAACAATATTCTTTAATTGGTTTCCACTAAGAGCAGCATTACCCCTTACAGCAGTAATATTTGCATTAGTGGTAGTCATCCAATCATCAGGAACTGGGATGAAATTAGTTGACTCAAATTTGATAAGATCTCCTGGATTAATAGTATAGAGATACTTCCAAAGATAACCATCACCACTAGTACCAGCAGCTTTTGGTTCCAAATCTGTGTGAAGAGG